CCCCTTCCCCCTGCTTTCTATCTTGAGATGCCGATAATTGAAATAACATTGTTTATTATCTCAGGAACTTGTACGCTTGTGTCTGCTTGGAAAACGTATCGATCTGTACGTGTTCGTGATATTCGTTCGAACCTAACTGAAAAGTTGGGTGTCCGTGCGACTGTTGAATCACATGTACACAGAGGTGTTTTTAACAGTATGGTGTTACCTAATGTTAAACCTTATGTTGGACACACACATGGAGAGGCAGCAGCTGTTAGAAGCGCTGGCTCTCAGTTTGCAGAGAACTTTGCTGGACAGACTGGATTGACCAGTTACTATGTTCAGAAATCAGCTGCAGATGTTAGAAACGGTAAGGAAGGTAGTAGGAACTTTTATTGGGGCAAGGATTTCAATGTTCCATTCGCGTCTTATAAACCAACAACTGCAAATTTGATGGTGTATGTGGATGTTGATGAGCATATGGACGATTTCCCAGGGTTGTTGTTGGACGAATTTAAACCCACATTGCTATGTACTTTTCAGCCCTCTGCTGTCGCAAGATCCAGTAGTTTAGAGAAACCTGGAGATTATCAATATACCTTTTTGAAGGGCGACAGGGTTGAGTATTTAGTAGCAGGTGGAGGCCGTTATGTACACCAGGTGTGGAATTACAGCTTGGATAGTGTTGTCATTAGGAAGAGGTTCTTTGGCATACCGTACAAGACGGCTACTTTTTTCATCGAACGGAGAAATACCGATGCAGACCATCAAATGATTCTTATTTCACCAGCTGTTCGCTGGGGTCTGCTAGGGTCCTTATTAGCTTGGAACATTGAAACGCAACCGTTGGCGAGGCTTAAGGTAGTTCAGGGAGAACACCTTAGGCTGAATGTTCAAAAGGATAAAGGATTGTATACATCGACAGGGACTGTTGGACAACATAATTGCGCTACAATACCTAAGGCAATTGATGATATATTGGCTGTTATCGGCAGATCATCCACAACCCTGACGCCTCACCAGTGTAAGACATATGTAAAGACATGTGATGAAGAAACAGCTGTAACGTTGTTTGGATATCATCGTCTCAAATTGCCTAAACTGGCTGAATTAGTATCATGCCCTGGGGAGGGGATAAACCATTATACAGCACATCCAGACCGCTGTGACCCTGACCCAAAACCAATGATGCATTCTTATATGAATCCACTGTTTCCTGAGAGTTTTGCACCCACTAGATGTCGTGAAAACGATGAGTGCATGATCGAAGAGAGAGTGATTAAGCCAGCTGTACCTGAGCTTAATGCAGACTCGTTCACTATGAAGTGTATGACCGAGTTTGTTGGGAAATTCATACCAAAAGGAATGCGTCACGGGTTGTACCCTGTTGACGCTGCTGAAGTCTACGATAGACAAGCGCGTCCTACACAACGCAGATTGCTTGAAGAGGCTGCGTTTACAGGGCCTTTCATCCAGAGAATCATCAGGAGTTTTCAGAAGGGGGAATCGTATGCGGGTGTTAAAGCACCTCGGCCTATATCAACGATCCCATCTACTGATAAGTTTAACTATTCCCGGTTTACTTATGCTCTTGCTGCCCATCTGAAGACAATGGATTGGTATGCTTTCGGGAAATCACCACTTGAGATTGCTCAACGTGTTGCTGATGTTGTTAGGAAAGCTAAGAAGGCCACCGCTACTGATTTGAAGAAGTGCGATGGCCATGTGTCCAATTTGGCAAGAATGTTAGAGCGTATGGTTTGTATGGCCGCGTTCCCACAGGAATTGCATGAGATTTTAGATGATTTGTTGAAGACGCAGTACAACCAAAAAGGTGTTACTAGTTTTGGTGTCTTCTACGATACATTATTTTCTCGTTTGTCTGGTTCACCAGAAACTTCAGTTTTTAATTCCATTTTAAATGCCTTTATGGCATTCTTGACTTTGCGACGTATGGGCTATTCTGTTGATGATGCTTGGCGTAAACTCGGGATTTATGGTGGTGATGATGGATTAACATGTGATGTCGATACTGATCTATATGTGCGCGAGTGCGCCAAAATGGGACAGGTGTTGACAGCAACTGTTGTTGAGCGCGGACAATTTGGCATAAATTTCTTAGCCAGATTGTATTCACCTTATGTTTGGGATGGTGAGTTGTCATCTATGTGTGACCTGCGCCGCTTATTGGGGAAATTTCATACCACCACTGGTGCTCCGAATGCAAGTGATGATATGAAAGCTGTTGATAAATTGTGGGAAAAAGCGTATGCCGTATTTTTGAGTGACAAGAATACTCCCATAATTGGGCCATTGGTAACGAAAATTGCCGGGCTCCGTGATTCATATTCATATTCTAATAAACTAGATATTTGGAATGGTGTGGTGGATCAGAGTGAACAGTATCCTAACGAGTACGGTATGTGGATGCACCAGGCGGCGTCAACTCAGGGACTTGAAGGTTTCAGAGAACATGATATGGT